CTGGATACCAGCATCAAATGCTTGCTGGATGATGGCCTCCTTGCCCAGGCGGCTGTTGGTGGCTTGCAGAGCTTGAATAACGTCAGCAGGGGTTTTCATATGATGGTTACCTTGTTTTCTGATCTAACTATAACATGAATGCTGGCAATGTCAACTGCCCTCAGGGGCGCTTGCCAAGGATCTGCACACACTCTGCAATCACAGCATGTGCCTGGGCCAGTAGTCCAGGATCAGCATCACCAATCATATCAATCAGTGCATGCTTCTCCCTGATGTAAACCCTAGCAAAATCAGGATCATGCTCAGTGATATCCTTGACGTTGTGAATCACATCCGCAAGCTTAATATTTCGCGCTGCCACAGGTGCAGCAGCAGTATGGGCATTGTCCAGGGCCTTGCGAGCGCGGCGATTGCCATCTGCAGGCTTGCTGACATCAGTTAGCCAGAACACCAGGTCGGCCACCTGATCTCCCAGTGCCTGCCTAACATCATCCAGCGAGAGTGGAGTATCCTCCACAACATCGTGATTTGCAGCAGCAGCTAGCATCTCTGGCGTTACAACACTGGTGCAATGCTCAAGCAAAATCTCCATGACTGCCAGAGGATGGCAGATATAAGGCTCCTTGCTGTACTTGCGCAGTTGGTTGATGCTCTCATGAGCATTGCGCGCAAAGTCCACGGCCCTGACGACCAGATCATCTTGTCTAATATTGTTCATATTATCATCCTAGCACAAAGGGTGTGGATGTCAACAATTATTCTGCGAGTAGTTTGCGCTTTTCAAAAACCTGAGTTTTGAGTCTCTTGCCAGTCTTTTGCTGGATCTTTTGTTTGGGAGGCTGCCCTGTGCCCAGGTCTTCATGGCTGAAGAAACCATACAGCTTGAGCTTGCGAGGTTCCTTGCCTTCCAACTTGTAGACTATGCTTACATCCTGGCCCATGTGAGCATGACTGAGCCCAGAATAGTTGCCACCACCGCTGAAGGGTTTATCATAGCCCACAAGTTGCAAGGGCGTTTTGAGCTTCTGATCTAGCCACCGTTTGAACGTGCTGGCTACTTCATCACCAGCACGCAGGAATGTTGATTGAAATTCTGGGCCTCTCACAGGTATTGTGTGAGGAGGTTGGTTTTTGTTGGGATTATCTGCAGAATCAGCCATTCCGGATCTTGTCACAGTAGGCAAGGAAACTGTCAACATCTGCATATTCCACCCACTGATCTTGCTGGGCGTCGCTTTCCAGCAGGCGCTGCACAGTGGGGGTGATGAGGGTGTTCTCAACAACAGGGGCATCAGTAATGGGGGTGAGGTCTTTGATACGCATGATTTTTTGTCCTTGATGCCCTATTTAGTGTGCGTATAATAGCACAGTGATCAACCGTTGTCAACCACTTTTTTTGGACTATTTTTGCCCCAATTTACTTGTGCTTTTGGGCGTCGTGAAATGCAGTAAATTCTCTTCTGAAGTATCGTGAACTGTTTTTGCGGACTTGTCTGCAATCTTTTTGAGAACTTTTTTGAGAGATGATTCCTCAATGGGGATGAGATCTGATATCTTCATGACACAAGTATTTAGACTAAATAAATGTGGTCCGCGAGCATCCGACCTCTCCGACCACTCTAAACGCTATAAGGGAGCATTCAGCATGTCTGATATTTATGCAAACAATCTTACACCTCTTCATTATGAGGATTCAAATAAATCAGGTCAAATGATTTATTTGTATGTGAAGACTCATAACATAACAGGACTCAAATATCTAGGTAAGACTGTTTCCAAAGATCCGCACAAATACAAAGGATCAGGTAAGGTATGGAAAAATCATTGTAACGTACATGGATATAACTACTCTACTGAGATCCTATTCCAGTCCATATACACAAATGAAATCAAGGAACAGGGAATTTACTACAGCCAATTATGGAATATTGTGGAGAGTAATGCTTGGGCTAACCTTAAACCTGAAGAATGCGATGGAGGATATTACCCTGGGGCATTCACACCCGAGGCTAATGCCAAACGATCTCAAACTCAGAAGGGTAGACCACAGCATCCTGATCATACTGCCAAGGTTTCTCGTGCGCTCAAAGGCCGAAAAGACACACGTTCAGTAGAGAGCAAAGCGCAGGCTGCCGCCAAGGCATCAGCTAAACTGAAAGGCCGTAAGAAACCAGAAGGATTTGGTCAAAAAATAAGTGAGAGATTATCAGATAGAGTATTCTCAGAGACTTCTAAACAACACATGAAAGAGGCTTGGACACCTGAGCGCAAGTTAGCGCAAGCCGAAAGAACCAAAGCCTTACATTCACTTGTAGTCTCTTGTCCACATTGTGGAAGACATGGAGATAAGATGGCTATGAAGAGGACCCACTTTGATAGGTGTGTAGTGATCACAAAAAAATATAAATTCATTATTACCAATCCATCAGGTAACCAATATAAGGTTCATTATCTGAAAGAATTTTGCCAAGAACATAATCTCAATTTTCATTCAATCACTAATGCACTATACTGTGGCAGAAATCATTATATGGGTTGGATCATTCAGAGGCTTGCTTCACGTGACGACAGCTCTTCCTAAACTGGAATCCACTGCATGAACAGACCCACTTCTTGGTGACACCATTCTGCTTGACAGTGTAGGTTTCATTGCCCTTGCTGCTCTTGATCAGCAGGATCTTGTCCTCAGTGGGCTTGGGTTGCACCACAGCCTGGTTGTTGATGCTGATAATATCATGATGACTGATATAGTTGGTGGCACCAGTCACACCATTGACCATGGTGAGATGTCCCGCCATGTGTGGGGGCGTGGGTACCACAGTGCCGCGCATCACAGTCTTGGGAGCCACCAAATGCTTGGCCTCCTTGACCAGATAACCATGCACGTGGCTGGTGTCCAACAACAGCTCTACAGCCTGTCCAGCAGCGGGCATTTTCATCATGTGTTCCTTGCTCTATGTGGGCATTATAGCAGATTCTCATCTCCTGTCAACCGAATTTTTCTAATTTTTTCCGTTGACATTTCTATCAAACCTGTTATATTGGTTTTCTAATTTGAAAGGTATGCTTGTGAACCAGAGCATGTTGGACAGCTACTTTGCCATCTACAATGCCATGTTGTTTGATGGACAGCTCAACCCCGATCTGATTGTGTGTAGTGAATATCTTTTGGACACTGAGGCAGTAGGCTACTTTGATCCAGATTGTGATCTTGCTGGTGTGATTGGCATCAGCCAGGAATTGAATCTTGAGGATTCCAAGAAAGTTCTGGTTCACGAAATGATTCATGCGTGGGATTGGGATCGTCGGGGCAAGACATGCCATGATCAGGTGTTCACCAACAAAGCACGCGAATGCAGTGCTTTGTTGGGGTTCCATATAGATTGAACATCTGGTGTGTTGCCTGTATAATAGAGGATGCCCACCTCGCCCACCTATGAAGATTGGGGATTTGTATTCCAGTCGCCCATAATAAAATATACTCCGGAAATCTCAGATTGGTGCCAAAAGAACTGGGGTGATCCCATGCAACAATGGCTCATGGGCACAGGTGGGGATTGGGTGGTCATAGGTGCACCAGTTGTGTTTTTCTTTCGCAATCAGGATCAACTCACACAATTTGTATTGACTTGGTGCACATAACATCAAGTCAATAAAGCAGTCATTTAATTTTTGCTCCAGGATTTTGTTGCCCAACCTGGTGGTGAGGCAAAAAAGCTGGTGTTGCCAGGAAATAATCTAGTGTGAACACTGCGGCCACACTAGATGTTACAGGAATTATCTGTTATGCGTCAAGTTTTTGAACAATTGTGTAGCCAAAATCATGCAAGCGCTCTAGTAGGTCCTTGCAGGCTTGCATGTTCTTGACCTTGGCTGCTTGTGGAAGGCTTTCCCAGGGCTGCAACCAGGGGTGAGTTTTGTTGGCAACACTGAGTGCAACACCAAATCTCCAACCTCTTGCCAGGTGATCTTGCATCCATGCCTGATGCTGTTGTTTGCTCCAGGCTTCCATTACCTGGGCTATTTTTTGATCTGGTATGTCCTGTGCTGTGGGTTGCACATGTTCCACAGGCTGGCTGTAGTCAAAAACAAAATCACCTTCTGGGTAGGCCTTGTTCCAGGCTTGCAGCAGTTGATGAACTTCACTGGCATCCAGATCTCTCACCAGTGGCACAACATAGGTGTGCCTGTTGTTGCCCAATTTCTTGCTGTAGAACTTGCTGTAGGTGTCAGGAGTCAACTGGGTTTCACCAATCAAACCACTGACTAGGGTTTTTTCCACAGTGTTGAACCAGAGTGTAAACTGATCTCTCGAAAGCTTTTGGGGAACTATAATGCGAACATAACTTGCCATGATGATCTATTTATTCAAAAAACACATATATCTAACCAAGTTGGTTCACCTGGTACTGCCTGGAACCATTTTTTCCACATGCTCCAGCACCACACTGGCACTGACAAATCTATTGGCATCATGTGTTTCCTGTTCCCAGGTGAGAAACTGATTGGCTCTCCAAGCAATGGAACCCAGGGTGAGGTTGACGTTTTGTTCATGTCCAAAAATGTTGGGGTTGCTGGGTCCCCACAAAACAATACCAGGTTTGTTGAGGTCCCAGCAAAAGTGTTGAAAGAAACTGTCCACTCCCAGCCAGATGCTGCATTCTTTCACCAGCAATGCCAATTGTGTGAGATCCAGGTCCCATCTCACATCATCCACCAGTGCCTGCTCACCTCGCACTGCCACCTGCACCACTGGCACTGTGATCTCAGCCAACACTTGTGGCCACCAGGGATAATCCTTGGGATTTTGTTTGCCAGATCTCAGTGGCCTGCTCCAGGCATTCAATAATATCATGTATGGTTACCCTGAGGGATGTAAAGTTTCTCAAATGCCAATTGCAGGCTTTGTGTCCATTTCCACTGATCCATTTTCTGATAGATGTTCCAGTGACTGATGTCTCCAAACAATTGTTTGGCTTGTGCAATGCTGTCTCCAGGAATGATGTCAGGATAGCAACTGAACACAAGAGGATTAGCAATCTTGGGCAACACATGTTTGAACACAATGTGATCTCCCATGCCACAGTCCAACACCACAATTGTATGATCCTTGTATTTGATAAAGTTGTCAAATATTTTTTGATCATGATCATAGGGGGCTGGATCATCCCGTACTCGGATACCACCCTGATCATTTTTGAGATGCCAGGTTATGGCATTGGGTACCAAAAGCAGTGTGTAACCCTTTTGTTTGAGTCCCCAGGTGAACAGGGTTTCTTCTCTGTGAGCTACTGCACTGAGTGAGAGATTGTAATCATAAATTCCCGCTCTGTACAAAAAACTGCAATGCAAGTGATCCACACTCATGATTTTTTTGATCATTCCCCACTGGGGATTGGGTTCCTGTGATATTCTATCAATCTTGCCAGTGGCATCCACAGTTCTTGAGTCTGGAGGAGTGATAATGCTGCCTGCCACTGCGCCCACATCAGGTGCGGTGTGACTGAGCAAGGTTTCCAAAACATTGGGTTCAGCCACAGTATCATCATCCAGACGCCATACCCATTCATAGCCCATGAGATTGGCCATCTGATGATTGTGGTGCTGTCCTTTTCTAGCAGCAAACACACATTCCCATTTGATATTGTGCTGATCCAAAAGTTTGAACAAATACAAATAATGCTGTTGTTCTCTCAAATCTTTGGGTTGTAGATTGTCATCAAATATCATCAGCTTGTTGGGTTTGATGGTCTGTTGAATCACACTGAGGATTGCCAGAGGCAGTGTGGTGTCATATCTGCCCCTGGTGCTGATGCTGCACAATACCTTGTTCATGTGCGTATCCATTTTTCCACCCAGATGTCCATGTAACCCACAATCTCATGCTGTGCATTAAACAATGCTATGGGATTTTTCCACACTTGCACAAATCCTGCTGACGTCAGTTTGGTGCGCACCAGTTCTGGATCATGATACTGGGGATTTTCATTGCAGTTGGCATGCAATTCCATGTGTATGCTCTTAAATCTACGCAACAGTTGATTGCTGCTGTTTAGCACTATATCAAATTCACTACCCTCACAATCCATTTTGAGTATCATGTTGTTGTCATCAATATCAGCCACCAGTGTTTGTAAACTGATGCTTTCCACAGGATCACCCATGTGACTGTTGATTTTGCTGCCCACATGTTCATTCACAATCAACACCTGCTGATGGTCTATGGCCAACGCAGCACGATGCATGCTCTTGATATTTTTGTAACCCATGATGTTGAGCAACAGGCCCTGATACACATGAGGATTGGCTTCCACAGCAATGATCTCACGTGCCCCCAGTTCCCAACAACGCAAACTAAACATACCCAAGTTTGCTCCAATGTCAATCACAACACTGCC